GATGCAGCCCATGCCTTAGCAATTGACTCAGCAGTAGAAGAGACAGGTAAGCCAAGGGAAAAGATACGTGTCACTGACCCTTATGATGTTAACCAAGAGACAGGTGATGTCACCATCAAATTAAAGCTTAAGGCCAAGGTCACAACCCAGAAGGGTGAGACATTTGAGCAGAAGCCTATTGTAGTTGATGCCAAGCGACAGCCTATCACCAAAGAGATTCCACTATGGAATGGCTCACTGGTACGTATTGGCTTTCAAATCATACCTTATTACACAGCACTAGCAGGCGCAGGGTTATCTCTACGTATGCGTTCAGTGCAGGTGATTGAAGCATTAGCTGGAACCAGTGAAGCCACCTCGATGTTTGATGATGAGGATGGTTACTCACACGTTGAGGCAACAGTACCTGCTGAAGCTCAGAACTTCCAAGAAGAAGCATCGGAGGAATATGAAGACGTTCCATTCTAAAGACGTTGGTCTTAAGTATGGATTCCGAAGTGGACTAGAGGTACGGGTAGCTAAAGAGCTTACGGCTCAAGGCATCCCGTATACATACGAGGAAGAGAAGATTGCTTATACAAAACCTTCTCGCCTTAGCACTTACACGCCTGACTTTAAGATAGGTCATATCTTCATTGAGACCAAAGGCCGCTTCATGGTGGCTGACCGCCAGAAGCACATTCTAATCAAAGAACAACATCCTGAATTAGACATTCGGTTTGTGTTCTCTAACCCCAACCAGAGAATCTCTAAATCTTCTAAGACTACATACGCTATGTGGTGTGAGAAACATGGGTTCCTGTATGCAAAGGAGAGTATCCCACACGCATGGCTAAAAGAAGCAGTACAGAATTAATTGTAATTCACTGCACAGCAACACGTCCTTCAATGGATGTAGGAAGAGTAGAAGTAGACGCATGGCATCGCCATCGTGGATTTCTAGGTATCGGGTATCACTACGTGATTAGACAGAATGGTCTTCTTGAAGAAGGCCGTGACTCTGAACAGGTAGGCGCTCATGCCCGTGGCTTCAATGCCACATCTATTAGTGTAGCAATGGTTGGAGGCGTTACTGAAAAGGACGTGTCTATATCAGAAGACAATTTTACGGACGAACAATGGGTGACTCTTAAAGCACTCATCGAAAGGTTGACGGAGTTATATCCAGACGCTGAAGTCCTAGGCCACCGCGATTTACCTAATGTTTCTAAAGACTGTCCAGCCTTCGATGTGAAGAGCTGGTGGGCCTCTATAAATAATTAAATTGCACTATAGCCAGACCAAACTCAACGCCCTCAATTCCGAGGGTGTTTCATTCTTATGAACTCAATTACCGAGAGAAATTTTATGTCACAAGCACAAACTGTACTTAACCACCTAACCAACAATCGCAAGTTAACTTCTATAGAAGCCATTGGCTTGTATGGAATCACACGTCTAGCTGCTGTAGTTCACAACATCAAGAAGTCAGGTGTCGATGTTGATACCACCATGAAGGATGGCGTGAACAAGACCCAGTACGCTGAATACAGCTTAGTCCACTAACCATGAGGGAACATGATGACAGTCCTGTGGTGGGGCGTGAACCCTGCCCTGACTGTGGTTCCCGTAACAACCTAACACGCTATGCATCAGGTCGTGCGTACTGCTACGGCACTGACTGTGGACGTATGGAATGGCCCGATGATGATGAATCCAAACCCCAACCCCAAAGGACTCGTATGGCTAGTGATTTAATAACAGGTGATGTTCGTGCCTTGCGACAGCGCGGCATCTCTGAAGATACAGCGAAGCACTTTGGTTACAAGGTTGGTTCATATCGTGGACAGCCAGTACACATCTGTCCATTACATAATCTTAAAGGAGAGTTAGTAGCACAGCAGTTAAGAACACAGGACAAGGAGTTCCCAATACTGGGTGACTTTAAACAGATGCCTATGTTTGGTACTAAGTTGTGGAACAAAGGTAAGAAGTTAGTGATTACTGAGGGTGCCATAGACGCTATGTCTTTGAGCCAGATACAGGATAACAAATGGCCTGTGATTTCTTTACCCAACGGGGCTGGAGGTGCAGCGAAAACTATCGCAGCTAACCTTTCTTACTTCAATAATTTTGAAGAAGTTATCCTCATGTTTGATGGTGACGAAGCAGGGGAGAAAGCTACAGCAGCTTGCGCTCCACTGTTCGCTGCTGGTAAATGTTCCATCGCTACTATTAATGGTTACAAGGATGCCAACGAAGCACTGATGGCTGGTGATAGCCGTAAGATTCTTGAAGCAATGTGGGGCGCAAAGGTGTACCGACCTGATGGCATAGTATCTCTCTCGGACATCCGTGAAGAACTAGAGAAGCCTGTCGAGTGGGGAATGCCTTGGTATCTACCTACCCTGAACAAGGCCACCTATGGGCGCAGGCTTGGTGAAGTGTATGCAATTGGTGCTGGTACTGGAGTTGGTAAGACCGACTTCTTAACGCAGCAGATTGTCTATGACATGTACGAGCTAGAGAAAACTGTAGGTGTGTTCTTCTTAGAGCAACGTCCTGCTGAGACTGCTATCCGTATTGCTGGTAAGCAAGCTGGTAAACAGTTCCACATCCCTGATGGTGAGTGGACTAAGAAAGACAGGGGCGTAGCTCTTGATGAACTTATGGACCATGACCGTCTGCGTATGTATGACAGCTTTGGCACATGTGAATGGGACACCATCAAGTCCAACATCGAATACATGCACCACGCTGACGGCATTGAAATCTTCTACATTGACCACCTTACTGCACTGGCTACAGGCCAAGGTAATGATGAGCGAGTTGAGTTAGAGAGAGTCACTGCTGCTATCGCTATGTTAGCCAAGCGTCTGAACATCATCATCACAATGGTGAGTCACTTAGCTACACCTGAAGGTAGGTCTCACGAAGAAGGTGGGCGTGTAAGCATCCGGCACTTCAAAGGCTCTCGAGCTATTGGATTCTGGTGCCACTTCATGTTCGGACTTGAGCGTGACCAACAAGCTGAAGACATTACCGAGCGTGAGACAACTACATTCCGTGTACTTAAAGACAGGTACACAGGGCAGTCCACAGGTATGACCTTCCCATTAAACTACAATCACGAGACAGGGAAACTACACGAAGCTAGTCCATTCGACTCAGTAGCTGTGTCCACTCCTTTCTAGCAGGTAACTCAAATGACAGAACTTGAAAAGTGCTACGGCACTGACGGTACTTTTGTGCGTACCAGTTACATAAATGCAAAAGGCATACGCCTCCGTATAACAGAGTACAAAGCGTATTACGCAGCGATGAGCCGTTGCTTGAATCCAAACACTATTTATTTTGAGAATTATGGTGGGCGAGGTATTCAGTTTAAGTTTACTAGCTTTAATGAATTCTGGTGTGAATTAGGGAAGAAGCCTACACCCCAGCATACAGTAGATAGGATTGATTCTGATGGTCATTATGAGGCAGGGAATGTGCGTTGGGCCAACAAGCGCCTTCAGGTAATCAACAGTAAGCTGGTACATCCTATTCTTCTCACCCATCCAACAGGTGTAGTAATCAAGTTTGAGACTGCCACTGATGTATCTAGGGTATTCGATATAAGTAAACACTCCATACTCAACCTCTGCCACGGCAAGCTGGAGGAATCTAAAGGATTCAAAGCGGAGTTCGTCCCTCAATTAACCAAGGAATAACTATGAAACTCATTGTCGATATTGAAACCAATGGCTTTCTAGATGTACTCACTACAATCCACTGCATCGTTGCTCATGACCTAGACACTGGAATCCTCCACACCTTTAGACCTCATGAGATACGTGAAGGCATCTCCTTGATGCAGAGTGCTGATGAATTGATTGCACATAACGGAATCAAGTTCGATGTACCAGCAATTCAGAAACTCTACCCTGACTTCAAACCTAAGCGTGTCATCGACACTCTAGTTTGTTCCCGTCTGATATGGTCCAACATCAAGGACCTAGACTTCAGTCACTTCAAGAATATATTACCCTCCAGGTTATTTGGTTCTCACTCTTTGAAAGCGTGGGGCTACCGCCTTGGCGAACTCAAAGGTGACTATGGTCAGCAAGAGAATGCATGGGATGTATTCACTGAAGAGATGCTTACGTACTGTGAGCAAGACGTGCGCGTTACTGTGGACCTTTACAACAAGGTACTAGGTAAAGGTTATAGCCAACAAGCTATAGACCTTGAGCATTCCGTAGCTGAACTAATGTGGAAGCAAGAGTGTAATGGCTTTGTGTTTGATGAGAAGAAAGCACAGAAGTTATACATAGACCTAGCTGAACAGCGTGACAATATCTACCAAGAACTTTACTCACTGTTCCCTGCATGGATAGTAGCTGAAGGAGAGAAGAAGCCATCACGTAGTTGTAACTACAAAGACCCAATGAAGGCTGACCGCACTATGAATGCACCCTTTACTGTCATCAAGATAGTGGAGTTCAACCCTTCATCACGCGCTCACATCTCCAACAGACTTATCACTAAGTACGATTGGAAGCCTACTGTGTTCACAGATAATGGACAGCCTAAGATAGATGAAACAGTTCTGTCTAAGCTGGACTATCCTGAAGCAAAGCAGATGGCTAGGTACTTCATGTTACAGAAGCGTCTTGGTCAGGTAGCTGAAGGTAAGCAAGGGTGGCTCAAGGTCTGTACCAACGGAAAGATTCACGGAAGTGTGAACCCGAATGGTGCAGGTACTGGACGGGCTACTCACAGCCATCCTAACCTAGCTCAGATACCATCCATGAGAGCAGCTTACGGTAAAGATTGCCGTGAACTATTCACTGTCCCTAAAGGATGGAAGCTCATGGGCGCTGATGCTTCTGGCCTCGAGTTACGAGCCTTAGCTGGTTACATGTCTATCTATGACAAGGGCGCTTACGTTGATGTGGTCCTTGATGGCGACATCCACACAGTGAATCAACTAGCTGCTGGGTTACCTACACGTGACCAAGCTAAGACCTTTATCTATGCATTCCTGTATGGCGCTGGTGACCAACTCATTGGTGAGCTAGTAGGTGGAGGCGCTAAGGAAGGTAAGAAGATTAAGAAATCTTTTCTTGATAAGACTCCTGCCCTTAAACAGTTACGTGAAGGCGTATCCAAAGCTGCTGCACGTGGTTATGTCAAAGCCCTTGATGGTCGTCATATCCACATACGCTCACCCCATGCCGCATTAAATTTTCTCTTACAGTCTGCTGGTGCAATCATTTGCAAGCAGTGGTTAGTTGAGTTTGAAAATGAAATGCAAGCACAAGGTTTCAAGCATGGATGGGATGGTGACTACGCCTTATGTGCATGGGTCCACGATGAAATACAGGTAGCTGTTCGTGAAGACCTAGCTCATAAAATAGGTGAGATAGCTGTTCTTACAATCCAACGTGTCACTGAAGTATTCAACTTTAAGTGTCCACTAGATGGGGAGTTCAACATTGGAAACTCATGGGCTGAAACTCATTGAGGTACTTAAACGTGCCTACCAATCACCCTTCACCACACGCAGTGAATTCGCTCGGACTAATGCCGAATGGGTTGCTGTGTCTGCGTGTCAGGGTTTTATATCAACCAGTATTGTAGGTGATAACGAGTTCGGCAGAGTGTGGCATATCACTGTCATGGGCCTTATGCATCTACGTGAATTAAGGGAAAAGTAATATGGCTAACTGTGATGGCTGGGATGGACTGTTCAAGGACAGGGTAAAGCTCGGAGTCAGTCCTCATACTGAGGTAACTAACATCGACTGCCGTGATGGAAACATGAAGGCTGAGAAACCTCAAGTAATGACGACTGTTAACCGTGATTACCTTCTCATTATTGAGAAAGCTAGCCACTTTCTAGAATGCCTTGATGCCTGTGGTGTCTGCGATTGGGACGGTTACTCTGAAGCTAAAGCAATGTACGAAGAGGAGTGTGACGAATGAAGGCTGAGTACATAGACCACATGGGTACTGATGCCTCTGTTGTACGTGCTGCCCGTGTCTCTTTTGCTGCAGATGCTACTGAGTTCAACGCAGAGAATGACACAGGTTTAATCAATTACCTTGCCAATCACAATCACTGGACTCCCTTTGCTCACACCTCTGTGACATTGAGAATGGCTGCTCCTGTTCCGATACGTACCCAGTGCTTTAAGCACAAGGTGGGGTTCTCAGAGAACGAAGAGTCTCGTAGATACATAAGCTGTAAGCCATCCTTCTTCACACCTGAACAGTTCCGTAAGGCTCCAACAGGTGGAGCGAAGCAAGGCTCTGGGTCAGACATGCATCCTGTAGGTAACAGATATTGGAAGCGTCACTTCCAGACTGTATACACCATGTGCCTTGAGTCATATGACACAGCAATAGCTGGAGGAATGTGTCCTGAACAGGCGCGATTCCTGTTACCTCAAGGCACTGAGGTGTCTTGGTATTGGACAGGTTCTATCGCTGCATTCGCTAGGTTCTGTAAGCAACGCATGGACCCTCATGCTCAGAAAGAAATCCAAGACCTAGCTCAAGAAGTATCCAACATCATTGAGCCTTTGTTCCCAGTTAGTTGGAAAGCTCTAGTAGGAGATAAGTAATGATTGAAACATTAATGATGGTACTTGTGTGCCTAGGATTTGTAGTCGTATCTCTAGCCTTAGCCTTTAGCTTTGCTATGAA